TAACATATGTCAATTAGCTTAGATGAATTAAAAACTTTACTCAAAACGACTCCATACAAACTATATAGAGACAAAGCACCGAAAAACACGCCGTATCCATATATGATTTATACCTATGAAGGCACTATCAATAAATGGTCTGGGAGCAATGTTTTCAGAAAAGTAGCTACTTACCAGTTATCATTGTTTACCGCTGGAACAGAAAGCGATCTAGCCCCTATTGAACTTGTGCTAAATCAGAACAAAATACCGTATGGAGATTTTTATTCAACTATCGGTGACGAAAATAATGATACAATTACAAATTTTTATACTGAAATCACGGTGATTAACGATGGCTAGGAAAAACGGGTTTGAAGCGCAAGCGGATTACTTCGGAAATCTTATGAAAGCAGATCCGACCAAGATTACCATGAAATCACTAGAAGAAGCAGCTGAATTTTATGTTTCTAAACTCTTACCGCAGGTTCCAGAATCTTTGAGAACCAAAGAACACATGAAAGACCACTTAGAAGTTGTGATAGTCGATCATGAGGTGAGAGTAGTCTTTAAAGACACAGCTTTTTATTGGCGGTTTCCAGAAAACGGCACGTCTGATCAAAAGGCACAAAGATTTGCGAGTAAAACTTATAAGAAAAACAGCGAGAAAATCGCTGAAATTATGACAAGAAAAATTATGAACCAATGGAAAGGATGATTTCTTTGGATGCAAAAGATATCAAGTTTTTTGAAGGGTTAGATGATGTATTGATCACAATGATGCTAACACCTGAGTCACCGAATACTGCACCCACGTACGATGAAATTGTACGTTTACCAATTGCTACAGAATTGGCCATTAGCGGTAATGGAACTACATTAGAGAAATACGCTTCTAGCAAACTTTTCCGCTCAATCGGACGAGAAACAAAACACGAGATCGGAGTAACTCATGTTGGAATTCCTGTCGCTACAATGGATAAAATCAAAGGGTTGGTCGCTCAAAAAGGAGTTACTTTCAATAAAACCAATGCCGTTGAATTGCCATATTTTGCCTTTGGATTTATCGGAAATATTGAAGGCGGGGGCAAGAAAGCTGTTTGGTACCCTAAAGTTCAATTATCAAATGTTATTGATGAAACATACGTTACAGCAGAATCAGAAATTGAAATCAATGATGTAACAGCGAATCTGAATGCGTATGGGTTGAATTTCAATAATGTCATGTACTCAACATTTGATTCTTATCGTGAAAGTGCAGCAGGTATCACTTTGGAGCAATTCATTGCACAGCCTGTATACAGCGAAGAACAATGGGCAACCTTATCAGCAGCGCCATCGGGTGGTGGCAATTAATGGCAAAACTATCCGATTACGGCATTACATTAGGTGAATTAGAAACAGTCACCATTCAAGGACATAAATTTCCGGTAGATGCCACCATGGAAACGTGGGAGTTTATCGCTGAAATCTACGATCAAGATTATTCTGTTTTTGAAGCAGATATGAATGATATGTTGAAACGAGCAAATGGCCAAATGGATTTAAGGACCGTTACGCCATCTGATTTTAAAATTATGCGGGCATTGATCTACGGCATGCTGCGAACTGGCGGACTTGATGAAGATCCTAAGACGATCGAACGTTTCTTAGGAATGGGTGAGGAAGTGCTGCAAGTCTATTCAGTTTGTATGAGGATCTACGCACCAAAACAATTCCAAGAGGTAGACTTAAAAAAATCCAAAAAGCCACAAGACTATCAAGTCTCAAAAACCCAAAAAAGAAAAAATCAAAAGCAAAATCACAAGAAGAACCGCTAGGCACACCTTGGGATTTTTATCTTTATGTAGCCCTCACTCTGTTGAATTGGAGTGAGGATTTCTTTTTAAGAGCAACGCCAAACTTGTGGCTTAAATCCTATATCCAGTGGCTACTAGCAAATAGTTCAGATTTTGAAATACCTGAAACGACTACGCTAGACAATAGCCCGTTCTGGTAGAAAGGAGAGAAGCATGGCGAAAAACACAAAAGAGTCTGATGTAGTCCTCAATTTTAGGATGAATGGTGAAGTCGCTTATTCTAAAACGATCAAAGAGATCAATAATGACATGAAATTAGCGACTCTTGAATATAAAAAGCATATTTCTTCCATGGATAAGGACGCAAGTGCAACATCTAAGTTAAGAGCGGCAAAAGAAAAGCTTGAAAAGCAATTAGAAATAGCTACCGCAAAAACTGCTGGATTGCGTGAAGAATATGAAAAATCAGCAAAAGAAACTGGCGAAAATTCTCAAAAAACACAAAAGCTATATGAAATGTTGATCAAAGCCGAAACAAGCGAAAACAATCTTAAAAAAGCGCTAGAAAGAACGAATGACGCGATTAAAGAGCAAGGCGATCTATCGTCTACCACGGCAGACAAAATAAAGAAGATTGAAGATGCAGCTGAAAAAGTGAAATCTGCAGGCGAAAAGCTCTCGGTTGGTGTCACAGCACCAGTTGTGGCGATGGCTACTGCAGGTGCTAAAGCATATAGCGATCTATCCACTGCGCAAACTCAGTTGCAAGCTTCCTTTGGTATGACTGAAAGTGAAGCCCAAAACGCTGCAACTGCGATGGAGAATATTTTTGCAGACGGCTTGGTGGAGAACATAGATGAAGCTAAAGAAGCTGTCATAAAAATGATCAACCAGTTTCCTGATTTAAAAAATCAGGGATCTGATGCCATTCAATCAATGACTGAAAAAGCTTTAACGCTCGAAAAACTATTCGATGCTGATATGGATGAAACGTTGCGTGGTGCAAACGCTCTTGTCACTGCTTATGGGTATGACGGAAGTGAAGCAATGGATTTAATCACGACTGCCACACAAAACGGTTTAGACAAAACGCATGAGTTGGGTGATAACCTAGCAGAATACGCAACGCTTTTCCACCAAAGCGGTTATTCCGCTGAAGAAATGTTCTCTATTTTAGAAGCTGGTCTGGACGGTGGAGCGTATAATCTTGACAAGGTAAATGACTTAGTCAAAGAGTTTGGTATCCGCATGAGTGACGGAACCGTAAAAGATGCTGTTGGCGACTTAGGTGGCGATTTTTCCAACCTATATAAACAAATTGAAGATGGCAATCTTTCCTCTAAGGATGCTTTTCAATTACTTTCGACTGAAATATCTAAAATGAGTTCTGAGCAAGACAAAGCGGCTGCTATTTCTGCGATCTTTGGTACACAAGGTGAAGATGCGGGTATCCAAGTAATCGAAGCTATGTCTGGTGCAACTGATGCAATTGAAAAAAATAAACAAGCATATGACGATGCAGCGGGATCAAGCGACAACCTAACTAACAAAGTTAAAGAAACAGTCACATATCAAAGCGCTATGAACAATATGATGCTTGCTGCAGCTGAAGTCGGTGAGCAGTTAGCACCTACAATCAACAGTGTTGCTGAAGCGGTGAAAAATGCAGCTCAGTGGTTTAGAGGTTTAGATGAAAATACACAGAAAACCATTATGACGATTGCAGGTATTGCAGCGGTTGTCGGGCCCGTTTTGGTGGTATTGGGAACAGTAGCAGGATCTATTAATAAAATTATTACTACTGTCAAAACGTTGCAAACGGCATGGACGGTATTCACGGGATTTCTAGCTGCTAATCCATTCGTTTTGGTGATTGCAGGTATTGCACTGTTGATTGGTGGATTAATTCTTGCTTATAACAAAGTGGAATGGTTTAGGAACGGTGTGAATGCATTCTTTCAAGGTGTCTCTGATGTCGCAGTAGAGGTGTTCAACTATATCGGCGGGTTCATTAGTGGAGTGTTTGAGGGAATTTGGACAAATATTTCCAACGTATTCGAAGCTGGGAAACGCATATTCACTGGTTTTATTGATTTTATCACTGGTGTTTTCACTGGGGATTGGGAACGAGCTTGGAGTGGAGTTGTGAATATATTCGGCGGTATCTTCGACGGAATTGTTGCAATTGCCAAAATGCCACTAAACAACATGATTGGACTGATCAACGGATTTATTCGAGGGCTGAATAAAATCAAGGTTCCTAAATGGGTACCTGGTGTTGGTGGTAAAACCTTCAGCATTGGAGAATTACCTTATCTAGCGAAAGGTGGCCATGTATTGAACGGCCAAGCGATCGTTGGTGAAGCTGGACCAGAATTGCTTACAAATAAAAACGGTAAGACTACTGTTACACCGTTATCAGATGAAGAAAAACGCAAAGGCATTGGCGGCAAAGTACAGCCTTCCAAAGTGGAACAACATATCCACATTGGCAATGTCGATGCGAATAACCCAAGCGAATTAAATAAAATGAACCGTAAATTTTACCGTGCAAGCAAACAAGCACTTGAAGGCGTAGGAGGTTGATAGGAATGTTCATGGATGCTGATACACCGAATTTTATATTCAAAGGAATCAACGCAGTTATGGATATGGATTGTATTATCGAAACTGAACTTCCTGAGATCTCTCCAAACAAACGCTACGAAGAAATCACTGTGCTAGGACGAAGCGGATCGCTGCACGAAACATTTGATGATTACGAACCATATAACCTAGAAGTCGAATCAGTTACAATTCCGTATGATCGGTTACGCGAAGTAAAGCAATGGTTACGAGGTCGTGGGCAATTAATTACTCATAATGATTACAATACCTATCGAGACGTTATTTGCATGATGGATTCCCCTACTGAGTTTGAAAACGAGTGGGGGTTTTTCTATACCTTTGATTTAACTTTTAGATGCCAACCTTTTAAGCGAAAAGTAAATGAGCAGTCATTGCCATTCACTACCTCGTTGGTCTTTCATGATCCGGGCGATGAAACTGCAAAACCTTACCTTGAATTGAAGCCGACAGGTGGCAACGTCAAACTTACGATCAACAGTACTTCCTTGACAATCACAAACAGCAGTACAGAAATAATCAAAGTCGATTGCGAACATGGAAAAATTATTCAAGGTTCCAAAACACTTTTCAGCAAAGGAGAATGGCCGTTGGTACGTCCAGGAGAAAACAGACTGACCACCACGGGTGTATCTAGCGGCACAATTTTAAGAAGGAGCGTGTATTTGTGAGTTTAGTTTATGTTTATGAAGAAATGCCAGCAGACTTAGAAACGAACGGTCACGCTTTGATCGATTGGGCTGATTTACCTGAAATCAATCGTATTTTAAATGGTGATTATACTTTCTATGGCAACTATTCATTAGATGGTCAAAACGTGGAATATCTCAAAGAAGATAACTTCATTCGTGCAGAAGATGAAGACGGCAAGATGAAATACTTTGAGATTAAAAAGGTAACGAAAAATCTCAACTCTTTCTCTGTTACTGGACGAGCGATCGGTTACATGTTGAGTCGGAATTTCATTGAGAGTAGTTTCACTCAAAATGGTACTGGATCAATTATTATGAGTAGATTAAAGGCTGCCTTAGCATTTGAGCAGCCTTTTTCATTTGAATCGGATATCCAAACAGTCCACCAATTCACTGTAAAACAGACTAATCCAGTTGATGCTGTGATTGGGTCAAACAATGGTAACGAGAATCTAGCGAGTATCACTGCTGGCGAATTGGATATGGACAACTATCGTTTCAGGTTGCTATCTAGAATCGGAAAAGACAATGGCTATCGTGTTGATTTAGGAGTGAACCTAGAATCGATTGAGGAAGAGATAGACGGCAACTATTACAATAGCTTGTATTTAATCGGCGGAGTGCCAGAAGGCGATTACGATGAAGATAAAGAGCCAATCACGTACAAATATCTCGAATTAACTGGAGTAACCGATAAAAACCGTCGCATTGGCAAATACGAAAATTCAGAACTCACCACGGTTGAAGATTTGAAAAAATGGGGTCAATCGAAATTTGATGTCGATCGAGTACATGAGCCTTCAATCACTCATACAGTCTCAATGGTCCAACTTGAAAACACGATGGAGTATGAAGAATTATACGATGATATTGCAAGGCTGCATTTCGGCGATACTTGCTATTGTACGGTTGCAAAATTAGGCATTGAAGTAGCCGAACGAATGATCGAATACACTTGGTACCCAACACTTGGCAAATACAAGAGCGTGACTTTAGGCAATGATATCGAATTCTACACCAATGCAACGGCAACTGAGACAGCTAAACTTCGACAAAAAGTTGAAAGTCGTACTGAATTGATGGTTGAAGCCGTTCGAAATGCTTCGAGCTGGATCACTGGGACAAAAGGCGGCTACGTTCGTATGCGTCCTGAAAAAGCACCTAGCGAAATCTTAATTATGGATAAACCTTCTGTCGCTGATGCTCAAAAGGTTTGGCGATGGAATTTAGGTGGACTAGGATACTCTAACAACGGCGTGAACGGTCCGTACGGTTTAGCAATGACTCAAGACGGAGCGATCGTGGCTGACTTTATCACTGCAGGTATTCTATCAGGCATCCTCGTCCAAGGGGTAGCTTTGAAGACATTGGATGATAAATCATTCCAAGTAGTCGTTGAAGGCGGTAAAGTTTCGTTTGAAAAGAAAGTTGTTTCCACAGGGTTGGATGATGTTCATGGCGAATCACTAGGAG